AAGCGAATCATGCGTCGCGGTGTCCGTAAGGACATCGAGGCTGTTGGTACCAACCGGGGTGATGACGACAAGTTCGTCGAATTCAAACCCAAGCCGGGTGAGATGCTTCCTGCTGGTAAGAAACGCGGGGTCGGTGATATGGGCGTTTTACGCACCGACGCCACCGCAATGTGTATGGATGAAATCAAAAATGCTTGGAGCGTGCCATTTGAGTACAATAATTTACGGGCCGTTTTCGTGAAGGCATCCACAAAGGATGCTCTTCGCGAAGCTTTTAAGAATTTGATAGAGCCGGAGAAAAAGATTCAGTTTTACTATCATTCCGATGATAGTTGTGTAGGTGCTACGTGTAGTGATGGTCATGTACATTTTAATGGCGACATCAAGGCATGCGACGGGTCACATCGTCGTCCTCTTTTCGAAGTTCTGGCGAACCTTTTGACAAAGACGGACGGTCGCGATAATTATCACGCCGAGCCTTTGAAGCGCGCCTTTTCGTACCTCACACGCGATTTGCGCATGTATAATAAGTTTAATCGGAAACAACGGGTTGTATATAAATTTAAGGACCCCCGTTTATATTCCGGTTCAGTTTTGACAACTACGATAAACAATATGGCGAATTTGTTTATTGCGTTAGCACTAGAGCGACGTGTGCCGGACCCCAGTCTGGTCACCAGCGCTCAATTTAAGGAGGCCTATCGTCTTGCAGGTGAAGACGTTGGGTACATCCTGAAAATTGTAGATTGTGATTGTGTGGAGGATCTTCAATTTCTGAAGCATTCTCCATGCCTTCAGGAAGATGGATCGTACGAGCCCTGGGTTAACCTCGGTACGTACATCCGCGGCTTTGGCTCATGCCATGGCGATCTTCCAGGGCGAGGCCCACTGCGAAACCGCGCTGCTGCATACATAAGCGGCGTGGTTGAATCGCGCCTCAACTGGGGAAAACATGCATTTAACGACGCGTTTGGCCATTTTATCAAACGTGATGTAGGAATGACGAACACCGTGTTATCGCGGTGTTTTGAATTGGAGAAATCCAAATCACACGGTGGATTCCGTGGCTTTGTTCCAAACGAGTCGTTGTGCCGACGCTATAAAATCTCTCTGAAAGAGCTTGACGACCTATGTCGGGCCATTTCTGGGTTGCGCTTGGGGGGGTACCTGAAACACCCTGTATGCAAAATCCTTTACGATGTAGATTATGGTTAGCGTCTCGTGTTTTCGGACGTGCGTTCCACACGCGCACGTTTCTTGTCTCAAAAGTTCCTGTGGTGGTGGTTGATCTC